TGTATTCTTTTTTGACCATCTTCTGTATAACTATATAAATATATTGTATTATTAGACGTACAGCATAATACCATACCAAGTACACCATCAGCTACTAAGTTAGTAACTTTTTCTTCTAAGTATGTTGGAGTACTTGTATTTAAATCAATACCCTTAACATTTAAGTTCTCAGTTTTTATGTACTCTCTAAGTTGTTGTCTATTGTTAGTAGTCGATATAAAATATAAACTATTATTCATTACAAGAGGTTCTACATTAATATCCATAGGGTAATTTGTAGTTACACTTAAAGATACTGTTTTAGGAGAAAGACCACCTTGTGCAGTTAGTTCGTATTGACTATACTTTGTAAAAATATATAAAGAACTATTAAAAGGTTTTACGTAATAAATCTTACTAGCTTGGTTAGAAGCTACGGCAACATCAATAGGATCTGTATCTAAAATACTAATAGCTGTTGATACATAAAACTCATTATAACCAGCAGCTTCACTAAGTACTACTGAGTCACTTGATGCAATACCAAGTCTATTTTTGTAAAAGAACAGGTCATTAATACCATAACCAACAAAACTAGGGTCTGGGTTATTTTCTAAGTTACCTACTTTAGGTTCTGACCAGTCTACTAAATCAAGTGTAAAAGTTGCTACACCATTTACTAAAGCAGTTCTGTCCATTTTAATAGGCATATTTTTAAGTACACCTCGAACTTCTTGAGGGTCTCTAGTTTCTATCCAAGAGCTACCATTCCATTTAACATAGTAATTAGTAAAGTCGTCTGACTCATCTCCTGCTATTTCAACATAAGTATTAACCCAAGAAAACTCTTTAGGTAAATCAGTAAGTTTGTTTACACTTCCTTTCCATCCTACAGATGCTTGGCTACCCCAAGAATCCCAAGAGTCAAAAGTAAAATCTGCTCCATCTTCTTTATATATTTTTAAAAGAGAACCTATTACTTCACATACAAAATCACCTACGTTATCTGCTGTAATAGTAATAGTAACAGCTTTTTGTTCAAACGAATCTGATAATAAAGTGTAAGAAGCATAACCTGTAGTAGCATTATATGAACTCTCTGTAAAAGTACCAGCTGTTGCAGAAAATTGTACATTAACTAAGTTTTTACCTAAATATAACTCTTCTTCTACAAGAGTAGAAAAAGCACCATCAAATGTTCCCTCTGCTTCATAAAGGTCTAAAGTAGCCCCATTAATTACACCAGCTAAATAATCAGCAGCGTAGTCTGAGTCTTCAAAACCAGTCGCAGGGTCTTCAGTACCTCCACTAGGTTTATCAGGATTACAAGAATACGTAGTACCATTTAAATACACAGAATAGTTGTAAGGGTTGTATCTATCACCACTACCTCGTTTAACCCAGTAGTAAGCTGTTCTATCATAACTCGGAGCTAAGGCTACTTGGTCTGTTGTATCAGCTTCTACCTCTTTATCTTTGTTTACAATCCAAGTTCTATCTTGAACTGTAAGACCTTTAAGGTTGCCTCCATCTAAGTAATCTTTAACTTCTGTTGCTGTGTCTGTATAAAACTCTACATTCATAGGTTCCCCAGCTTTGTTAAAAACTCTTATAGGATTGTTGTACTCTTCTGTATTTAAGAAGATATATTCTTCATCATCTTCTCCTCTATCATACGTATGGAATATATGAGAGTTTAAAAAAGAACTACCAGTCCCTCTTGTTGTATACTTTACAGGAGGTCTCTTTTGTAAGCCTTGTACAATCGAAGGTACACAGTTTATCATCTCTTTACATTGATTATCTAATATTAACTCAGGTCTTTGCTGTGATACCCCATTAAAGAACGGAGGGTATATTTTATTTATCTTTGCCAACTGTTACCTCCTAAGATAATGCTGTAGGGCTTGTTCCCCTGTCAATTAGTCTACTACCTTTAATTAGGTTAAACTTCTTCTGCTTTAAGTTTTCTCTTTCGACTTTAATTCTTTGAAGACCTACTTTACTCTCTAACTCTCTTTGAGTTGTCTCGTCACCATTAAGGTATACGTGTAAGTGCTTTGCTGCATTTAATACAACATAAGTCCTAAATGAGTCTGGTATATTATCAAATGTAATCTCTAACCTTGCTGTAATATCTATAGTATTTGTAAATATTTTAGTTTGGTTGTCTACATCATAAAAGTCCCCACCTTCAAGTAAGTAATTCTCATCTGACTCAAATTCAATTAAGTTAGGTGGTGATGTTATATACCCTGATGTTTGAGGTTGTAGTGTTAAGTCATAAGTATTAAACCACCATTTCTCTTCTTGCTCTTCTCTAAGAGTCTCTGCTAAGATTGTTCTAGCCTGTACTGCTTCGTGTTCAGTAGGTAGTTCATCAATAGTTACATCCGAAGGAATTGGTATTTCTCCTATGTATCTTAGCATCCTATTAATTGCATCTATTTCAGTCATTCATATTCCTTTAAATATATAAAATTTAGTCGAAGGTATTCAAAGAGAATACCCTCTGATAAACCTTACGATTTACTAAGCGTTTCCACCTGTGATTACACAAGAACACCCTGGTTTTAATACACCAATACCATAAGAATAGTAAGTTGTCATTAAAGTTGCTAATTGCTCAGGAATGTAGTTAACCTCAGAAGTTACGTCCATTAACTTAGCTACTGCTACTGCTTCAGAAGTAAATAGTAGAGCTTTAAGTTTTTTGTTAGTACCACCAACATCAATTGCAGAGTCAATTGGAATATAGTTAGATTTGTAAATCTTAATTCCAGCAACTTCCATAATTGTACCTTTGTTGATACCACCATTATCACCAGAAGTGATGTCTTTGTTTACACCGTTAGATTGTGCTAAGTATGAGTAGATGATTGGAGATACAACTAAGTATTTCTCACCTGCTACATCTTTTTCTTCCATAGCTGCAACTGATGCAAATACTGCTTCAATTAATGCGTTACCTTTGTCAGCTGGAGTTGCTCCAGAGTCAATAACATCATTATTTACTTCAGTACCATCTGCTTGAACTGCTGAACCACCAATTGTACCTGATGTTTGAGAAGCTGTTACTAATGCTCCAACTACTGCTTTGTCAATCTTAACTGCTAAAGCTTCACCAGCTTGTTTAGCTAATTCTCCTCTAGTTTCAAAGTGTAATACTTTTTCTTCAAATTTATCTACTGCTAATGCGTAGTACTCTAAAGCATCAATATTAATGATTCTTTCTTTAACTGCGATTGCACTCATAGATAACTCAGTACCAGGTACGTGAGTGTTAGTATCTGAATCCGAAGATTGACCAATTACTGGAATAGAGATTGAAGAACCAGAATCAATTGACTTAGTTGTTACTAAATCTAAAAATAATTGTTTTCTATCGAATGCTGTTAAAACAGAACCATAATAAATCTCTAATGAGTTGTCCATTTCTGTAGGTAACCCTCTAGGAGTTGAACTGTTGTTACCGATGTTGTTTACTGTTAATGCCATAATTTTTCCTTAATGTTTTTGATATTTTGTTTGTGTATCTATCTGCTTTCTTTTTTGTCCTCTTTAAGTTGTCCATAGCTTCCGAACGCATCTTCCACATAGGGCTTACAGAATACAAACAAACTAGCATTAAGTTACTATTGTAGTTTGTGTTCATTACGGAACATCAGTTAGTGTTTGATATGTAGTCTATTTAAACTTGCCTTGTCGACGGTAGACAGAGGTTGTAGATACAAGTACACTTAAGTACACTTTGTTCTCCTTGTAAAAGTAGTGGGCAGCCAAAGGAGATTAAAAACTACCCACTCATCATATTAAATGATACCTTTTCTTCTAGATGCTAAATATCTTTTATCTACCATCTGTGTATACTTTGCGTCTTTACCATATAATCTATTAGTAGCAGCTTTCTGCCATTCATTCTTATCAGTAAATGGTTGCATACCAGTACCACCCGAATCACCTTCCAATCTTCTAGCTTCTTTAGGTGTTCCTTGTTGATACTTAAGTTTCATATATTCTAAATGTCTTGTTGCATTTGTTTGATCTAAGTTAGCTAACGCTTCATTGTAATCAGTAATTACAGCTGAGTCTACGTTATCTGCAGCCCATTGTACAAGAGATGTGTATTCCTCTTGCCCACCTGCGACTTCGTATACAGAGTTTGTAAATGTACCAGCAAATGCTTGTTGACCTTGAATATATCTATCTACATCGTTCTTATTAAAACCAAAACCTTCCAGCTTCTTGTAAGACTCTTCAGATAATGAACCATTCTCGTTGTATTCCTTACCAAACTCTTGGATTGTATTACTATCAATACCAGTAGCTTTAGATAATTCCTCAGCTTGTTCTTGAGAAGCTTCTTCTTGATTAGTAGGTTCAGGTTCATTACTACCTAACTTCTTTTCAAGTTCTTTGTAAGCTTCTAAAAGATCTTCTTGAGACTTAAACTTACCATCAATCATTTCTTCAATTGGTGTACCGTCTGGGTTATATCCTTCTGGTACGTCACCTTCAGTTTCTCTTTCAGCGTTAGTCTTTCTAGATTCTGCTAGTCTGTCTAATGCTTGTTGTTCTTCTGGTTTTAAAGGTATTCCCTCAGAGGTTGTAATTTCACCTTGAGGTTGTACCTGTTCTCCTTGTATTTCTTCACTCATTACTCAGCCTTTGAAGTTGTCTTTTTAGCTGGAGCTGCTGGTGCTGGTGTCATATCTAAAGAATTAGGGTAACCTGCTTTAGCTTCTTCTTCTTTATCTCTTAAAAAGTAATCAGCATCTGTGATTGCATTCTTATTCTTCTTCTTAAGACCTTCTTGTTTTAATTCGTATAATGATTTTGTTTTAGCCATAATATTTCTCCTTATTGTGGTTGTGTAGCACTGTCAACCATATTACCAGCCCCTTGAGCTAATAGTTGTTGTTCTTGTGCAGCCTGTGTTTCTTGTTGTACTTGTTCTGCTGACTTAATTAAATCAGTTGTATCTAACGATAACGCATTACCAATCTTACTAATTAGATTATCTATATTCATCTTTTGTAAAACTAACTCAGGACTACCAATACCTTGTATAATCTGAGTAAATTGCATAATCTTATCTAACTCAACATTACGTCCTAAAGCTTCAATACCAGCTACAATAGCTAGTTCGATACCTAACTGTTCGATAGGTGCTTTAGATTGTTTTAGTAATAAGTGAGCTAGTGGTCGTTGTAATTCTAAAGAAAGAATACTATAAACACCACCTAAAGACTTCTCAAGGTCAGCTGCTAAATATCTAATCTCTGTAGCTGTTGTTCTTTCTGAGTCTCTTGCAGCACTTGAAGCTGCTAGGAATGCTTGTTCTAATCTTGTAGTTAATTGCTCAACCATATTCATTGGTACTTGTAAGTCACCACCTTTATCAACTCTAAGCGTAGTAATCTCATTCTCTAAGTCACCTAGGATACATACACCATTCTCAGCTTCATTAATGTCATCGACATCTAACACACCTCCTGGTCTTTTACCAAAGATAACTTTACTCATAACAGCTGAAGCTTCTAGTAGTAATTGGTATAAAGACTCAAGCGACCTAAAGTCACCTAAGTACTGTTCTACTAATCCTCTACCATAGTTCTCACCATTAATCGAAGTCCACCTTAAAGGGATGAAAGGTAATTCTGTTTCTTTAGAGTAAGTCACATCTGACCCGTCTACGAATACATCTTCTACCTCTTGGTACTCATACCATTTACCATCTTTCTTTACAGCTCTTGTATAGATGTTAACTTTAGCACCTGCTTCAGCCCCTTCACTTTCTTCATCTAATTGGTTTAAGATGTCTTCTGGTAATGTTTCTCTTGATAGAGATTCTTTAGCTAAGATGTCTATAGGGT